ATGGCTACGCTCTCTTTTGCGAAAGGCGAAGGACTCCCAGTGGCACTCGTACGGGGCGGGGCATATGACGGCGAGATACTATACTTGGGTGGTGATTTGAGTGGGATGAAGAAGCCCCGTATCGCCATCAACCGCCACAAGTACTCAGCGGACCTCAAGCACCTCAAGCCCTCCGAGCGCCCGAAGATGATTGCGAAGTTGGAGGAGGCGCTGAAGAAGGGCATAGAGGCCGACAAGTTGGTTGGCGAGTCAGCGGAAACGAAGGCGTTGTACCAGCGCATACTGGACGATTCCACAAGCACCAAACTGGTAGAGTTGGATGATGATGGACTTTTTGAAGTGCTCCCGAATCCCGACCCGAAGAAGCGAGAAGTCTGGTACATTGCGGGGCAGAGTGGCTCGGGCAAGTCTTACATTGCGAAGCAACTGGCGGGGTTCTACCACAAACTGTTCCCCGAGCGTGGTGTCTATCTCGTCAGCAAACTCAACGAAGACGAGACACTGGATGCGCTCAAGTTCCTCAAGCGTATCAACATTCAGTCGTTCGTGGATGACTATCCGGCGCTGGAGGAGTTCCGAAGTTGTATGATTATCTTTGACGACTACGACACGCTCACCGGCGATGCCGACAAAGTGGTCTCTAAAATCATAGATGACTTGGCGATTCAAGGCCGACACACCAACACCACAATGCTCTGTCTATCGCACTACCTCACCAACTACAAGAAGACCCGACTGCTACTCAACGAAGCCACGAATCTCGTCGTGTATCCGCTCTCCACGTCCTATCACGCCCTCCGATATTTGCTAAAGAACTACGTGGGAGTGGATGAGGAGGATTTGAAGAGGCACCGAAAACTCGGGTCTCGTTGGCTGATGTATAAGAAGGGTTATCCGCAAGTGATGATATGCCAGAAACAAGCCGAGATTCTACACACCTAAATCTGCCCGAATTAATTTAGCAACCATTACTATAAGATGAGTTCTGTTGCTTCGCTCCTCTCCGGCACACCGGCCTCAGTTTCACGAGCGGAAGGCGGATGGCGTATTACGGCGCAAGGCACACTGGCGAACAATGGTGTTGTTGCGTGTCCCTCGTGCCTCCCCTCTTCCACGGTCTATTGTCTCTTCGTCCAAGGCGCACCCGGCATAGTGAATGCGCTCGTCCTAACACCGGCAGCGGGTTCTTTCACCGTAGCGGGTCTGGTGAATGGTGCCGCCGATTACGTTTATCTCGTCCTCAACTAAAATATCAGACCTTACTATAAGATGAGTTCGGTGGCTTCCATACTTACCGGCACACCCGCAGTTGTCAATCCGGCACTGGTCTCCGGAGGTGGCGGAGGAGGCTCAACGGCACCGCAATTTACCGCTACGGGCGTTGCGGGAGCGGGTGGCTTTGTATCGTCGGGTGCTGGTGCGAATGTTACTCTCAACAACGGCACGTTTGTATCGTATGTGGATACACTGGCCGTCCCACCGGGTGGCGCAGAGGTTGTTGTTCTCGGCTCCGATGTTGGTGGCAACGGCCCCCGATGGACGATAGGATACAATAACTCGGACGTTGGCGACGGGTTTGCGGGAGCGGACTTGGCGGTGAAATGCTACGCCGACGACGGCAACTTAATAGCAACGCCTTTCAGTATTGCTCGTGATACGGGGATAGTGTCTATGCCAGAATCTTTTGAGGCATCAGCGGGAGAAGTAGGCGCTCCAGCGACGGTGGGAGGCGGTGTCCTCAACATTAACGGCACATTGGGTCTTTCTCGTGTCTATGACCAACTGTATAATGTTCCACCGGCGACAGCACAAGGCGCATACGCATTCCAATCAACCAAACTTGCGGCCTCAACATTTGTTGATTTCATTTCCAATGGAAACTCCACTATTATAACGGCACCCGTCCCAGTGGGAGCGCAGAATGCCTCTATTTTCAAACTGCGTGTAGTTGGAGGATGGACTTACGCAACACCTTCGGGTTTTATTGCGAATATGGCAATCTACGGAGCCACTGACCCGGCAGCACTTGTCCCCGACGACACTTCTATGGACACGGTAATGGTATATGATGTTTTTAGTGGCGACCAGATACGATTTGAAGTCAATCCTCATTTTCTCGTAGGCTCGGAGGCCGTCTCCCTCGTCTATTTGCGAGAGATGGTATTCACCGTAACGAATCCAACCCTTGCGACGGTTACAAACCTATATTTGGTTGTCCGTCCCACTCCCGCCGACGGCTCACAGACAATCGGGTCAGTCACCACAGATAATGGCGGTCCCACTTACGCCAATTGCGAAGCCTATCTCTAAAATAGCACCCTATAGTAGAATGTGGTGCTCCCCGTTGAAACCCCCAAAAGAAAAGAAAGAGAAGACTACAACGGAAAAGGATGTAGTCTTCCCAAAGGTAAAAGCGAAAATCAAACCGGCTACGGCGAAGCGGGTAGTAGGGGCGGGGGGAGTACCAACGGCTCAATGGCTTGAACGATGGATAGAGCAATTTGTGAGGGAGAACTCTCTACCCCCGCAACTTCTATCGGATGACTTTCCGAACCAACTGACTCACCTACTTGCGCCGAAGGACGCTTTGGACGTACTGAGTCGGGTGAGAGCGGATTATGCTCGGGCATTTCCACTGACCGCAAAACCGGAGAAGGAGGATTTGGATTGGCTGGGGGCGGTGATTGCGATGGATGCGACTGAGGTGTCATCGCTTCCGCCACGATACCTATAGAGCCCTCTTTCCCGCAACACTCTGAACGCACCCGGTGTCCGCAAACACTGCTTATAATCTTATACACAATTGCGACGATTGCTATAATCGTGGCACTTGCGCCCCCCGCCTTGAGAGCGTCGGCAAAGTCCATTTCTAAGGACGGAGATTTTTATTATCCAGTGACCGCCTAACTCAACAAAACGTTATTGCTACAACCTAATACCCTTACTGGTAGAGCGGGATACGATAAGAGCCACCATTCACCGTTACCGACATCCAAGTTGCGGGGATAACAGTATTTAATGGAGCGTCACCAACAGTTGCTCCAAGAATAGTTAGCAGTGCTGGAGGGTCTTCCCACGTTGGCGGAGCACCACTACCAGCCGATGTAAGCAACTGACCAGCAGTTCCAAAATCACCCTTATCAAGGACTCCTGGCGGGACGGGATTAGACGCATTCATAGATAGAGCACCTTGTGTGTTGATACAGAAAGCACCAGAACCCGAGTTGTATGCTAAATATAGAGAGTGGTTTCCACTTACGACGTGGTCGCTCTGCGAACCAATAACCGTATCGGCCGTTCCAGACGCATAGGACGCATTAGGGATTTCAAAGACAGTGCCATAGACGTTTCCAAATACCGAACTGTTAATGCCCAGAGCGGAGTAATCAGACCCCAAACTATCATTTACACAGACAACATTCGCCGAGGCGTGGTCTGTACTACTCTTATTCTGACAGAGAAGGCCTTGGTAAAAACCAGACTTCGTATCCGCACAGATGACAGACCCACTATCCACGTAGTTCAGTGCTTCACCAACCGTAGCCGTTTCACAACCGACATTAAGAGCGTTTGTTAGGTTATGAGAAGTCATATCCAAATCTGATGTGATGGCTACGGCTACAATGGGATTTTCGGGGTCTGTGTTATCTACCGCAATATTTGAACCCGCAGATACGCTCTGAACACCATCTACACCGGGGGAAGTCCATAGCACCTCTCCACCCGCACCGCAAGATAGGAACTGGCCAGCAGCACCAGAGGAAGTATTATTATCTAATAGTCCAGCATCTAATAGGAGGTTTGTACCGTCAAGAAGCCCCACGAAGTCAGTGGCCGTGATACGTACTTGCCCATCTATTATATCAATATGTCCGTCGCCCGAGCCAGTATTCGTTTTACCCATCGTTAAACCACCGGAAGATGTGATGTTCAGATTGACACCACCAACAAGACCGACGGAGGCTTGAGGTTGTAATGCGTTGTTATAAAACTGATGGATAGCACCATTGCCGAACTGCTCTATATTCTGAAACACGGAGAGAGTCGTAGGTCCCGCTTGTGTGCCGATTTGCGTGCGCTCCGCAAAGAGGTCACCACTGAATGTTGTAGAGAGCAACCCACCGTTGTAGGTCATCGCCGTCGTTTTGGACGTTGTCGCCGAAACTGCGCTGGTAGTTGAAATATCCACACTGCCTCCCCCCCCCGATAGGCTCACGCTATTCCCCAACTGTGAGAGTGTCTGCGCCCCACCACCGCCACCGCCGACGTAGAGACCGGGATTGACGACCGCCGGTGTTCCAGTGAGTATGGATGCTACGGAACTCATTTTATACTCGGTGGTGCGATTTTAATTTATGGGACATATTTCTTAGCCTCCTTCTGTAGAAACCCGTCCAACTTACCCCTAAGGCCTTCCAATGCTAATCCCAGTCGGGACTCGGGCAATCCCAACACTCGGTGAATGTCCTTCAGAATGGCGGGTTCCGCTCGGAGATAGTCACGCATTTCATAGATGTTGGAGAGTCGCCCAATCATCTGGTCTATCTGAAACCGCACTCTATCCATAGGCACCTTCTTCTCCGAGTCCAACAAATCAATCAGAGTCCCTAAGTCACCCACAATGTGATAGAGTCGCCCCAAGTCGCTATTGAGTATCGGGATGAGTTTCGCAATGGTCGGGATGTCATTGTGGAGTTTGGCGGCCGAGAACTGGCGCTTCAGCATTTTGAAGTAGTTGCCTTCCGACTTGAGAATGACGATGTTGTCCTTCAGCGCTTGACCGACATCTTCATCCGTAGGGTTGAGCGCTTTGCCATTGTTGAAGAACGCATAGATGATGGCGAAGTCGGTGAAGCGATTGTTGCCTACGAGCGCAATGGTATCCAGTTTCGCAATGGTCGGGCAAGAGAATGCCTCCTCCAATGTCATCACACTTCCATCACGCAGAACATTCTTATTCTCCCGGACTTGCTCGGGAGTCCAACGCACAATGTGGAACTTGACATTGTCCTTCGCCTTCAGCCAGTCCAGCCGGGAGTTGCCCCGCACCCACTGCTTGGCTTCCTTGTACTCGGCCGTTGTAAGTATGTCCTTCAGTGACTTGAGTTTCTCCAGTGACTCGGCGGGTTTGTACTTTTTGAAATCCTCCGGCACCACTCGCCATTCCTCCTTCAGTCCCGCCTTGATGTCCCCGACGAACACATTCTTCATTTCCTCTAACCCCTTAATGATGGATTGGAACTGCGACGCAAGTCGGCGCAGCGCAACAACATCCAACTCGTAATGAAATCGCACGTCTTCGTGAGCGTCGTAGTCTCCGGCGTAGAGTGCCGAGCGAATACTGGCAGACCCTAACATCATAATATCCTTCCCGAACGCCATCGCCGAAAGGATGCGAACCGCATCACTTGGGTAGTTGTCCGGATACTCTTTGTCCATTTATTAGGGTTAAGATTTTAGTGGAAGCAGTGGAAGCAAAAAAGACAAATAGCCCATAGGGGAGGGGATATAGGGGGAGTTTGGGTTTTTGCTTCCACTGCCTCCACTCGGTGCGTTCCCGAGTGGTAAAAATTATCCCGGCTATCAGTAAAGATGGCTTCCCTCTACTCCGACCTTGCGATGGGCGATGCCAACGAACAAGAATGCCACCGAGCCTTAGAGAACTACTCCGGATGCCGATTAATCAAACGGGGCAAATATGACACTATGGATTTTGCCAGTGATAATGAAGACGTATATATGGAACTGAAGAGCCGACGCATCCGACACAACCAATATCCAACGGCCATTATTGGAGGCAACAAGATTGACTTCTGCCAGACATTCCATAATGTGACGGCTCCCAATCCTCCGAAGTGTATATTCGCCTTCTGCTATACGGACGGTCTCTATGCCATTGAATATAAGCCCGAGTTGTTTGCGCAGTTTGAGCGACGTGGAGATTACTGGCGTGGTACTCGTGCGGGGATTGCGAACCGAGCGCAAGACGTGGTCTTCATACCAGTGGAGCATTTAGTCAAGATAAATAATTCCGAGACATAATGTATAAGATGCGATGGGTAGATGCTCTCAAGCAATGGAACGCTCACCATAAGAGTGTGAATACCGCTCACGTGTGGATGGTGCCCCGCAAGGGAACGGCGGAACACGCAGAGGTAAAGGAGATTATGGAACGAGTCAAACCCGCCAACGTGGAGAAGGAGAATGTCGCCCGACGGGAAAAGAGCATAGCGCAACTGAGGGAGGCAACGAAGAATATGAAGCCGGGTAGGCCACCGGAGCGTGACTATGAAGCAGAGAATGTCGCCCGACGGGCGACGAGCATAGCGCAACTGAGGGAGGCTACGAAGGGGATGAAGCCGGGGGTGAGGGAGGACACCGCAAAAATCGCAGAGATGTGGGATTTAGTTTCTTCTGGCTACGGGTATGATACTGCTCTCTACAAATCATTAGAACGTGTGGCGGATAGAGCAACGCCTACCAAAGAGCAAGAAGAGAAGTTCTTATACGAACTTAAGCAAGTAGTTAAGAAAATATACTCTGGTATGAGCGAAGGATTTTCTGGTGTCATTGACTGGGGAAGAGAGAGCAAAGCGAATGTCTTGCGGTGGTTTATGGACGCAGTCGCAGACGTTAAACCGCCAAGTCCGTATAAACTACAATTAGTCCCCGGCAACAAGTTGTTGGCCCCACCCGAGAATGGTGTGTTTCTTGTGTTACAGCGTGGTAATGCTCCGCTGGAGAATAGGGCGGTCTTGAATAAACAAATCAGTAGTTTGAAGTTTAATAATCCAGAGGATTATCCGAGTGACGTGTATCATAGACCGGGGGACAGAGTCTATTGGCGACAACTGGTGCCGAGATTGGCGATGACGGCGGAGAAGCATAGAGGAGAATCTGATAGGCTGGAAAGAGAATACGAAGAAAAGAAGGCGGCCAGAGAGAAGGCCGTTGAAGATGCTGAAAAGGCAAAGAAGAATGCGAGAGCCAAGGAGTTAAGGGACAAGAAGAAGGCAAATCCCGAAAAGGAAGCGACAAAGAAAGAGGCGGAGGCGAAATCACTTGCCAAAGCCAAAGAGAGCCGAGAGAAAGCCGAATCAGCGAGTTCAACCGAAATAAACCAAGAGATGGCGAATAGACTTCCCGCCGAAGTTGTAGAGGGCAGTATAATGCCGTTCTTGAAAGGCAAGGAGTTTAACTTAGCCAATGTCTTCTTGAGTGCGCCGAATATGATACGGTCAAGGGCGGTAGGTGTTATTGCTCTTCTTGAAGGGCTGAAGAGTATGAAAGACGACGAATGGTTTGTGAAGGCCGATGAGTTTCCGAAGATTGATGTATCAGACCCAACACTGCGGGAGTTTGTGTCCGCTATGAATACAAGGTCTCAGTTTGAAGTCCCATCCAAAGAGCAGAAAGAAATCGTACAGAATGGGCTACCCTCCTACGTCAGTTTTGATATGTATAGGCGTAAGGGGACAATGGGGAATAAGTCTGGTGTTATATTCCGCCCATCAGTATCCACAGAAGGACTGAATCTACGCACAAAGGCTGGGAGGGATGAGAAGAAAGCACGTGAGGACAACGTATCTAAAATCGCCGAATCATATCTCCAGCGCATAATCGCTAAGGCTGGTGCGTTTGCCAAGTTTCTGAATGAGAAGAGCGAGAGTATGGAGAAGGCACGTTCTACTAAGAAAGCCGAAGCCCGTTCTTCTGTGGAGTTTGCTAAGTCAAAGGCAGACGCACCGTATGTTATGCCCGACAAGTTCTACGATATCGCCTATGCGTTTATGGGGGATGAAGGTAAGGCAAGGAGATATGCCAATGACTTATCTGAGAAGGCAAAAGGTCGCCCAGTAAAGTTCTGGTTGCCAAGAGGAAAGAATCTTCTTGCTTCATTTTAGTCTCCGCCGTGTAATCATCTTCAATATGGAGATTATTAACATTAAACAACTAAAAGTAATAATAATCAGCAATTTGCGCTTTCCAAGTGGTAATTACTGATATAATATGGTAGTTTAAGGTTAAAAAACCGGTTTTTTAGTGTTAATATAGTCAAGAGTAATAATCTACGGTAATAATCGCCCTTTTCAGTCAATATTGAGTTGTTTAATGTTAATAATATCAGATTCGGAGATTATTACGACCCCAAATGAACCACAATCGTATCGCCTTTGTGTTCTATGCTTTCAATGAATGTGTGGTCGCACTGCTTCCGAATATAATCAATCGTCATCCAAATGTCAAGCCAAGAACTACCAGAGAGTCTGTGACGTACCTTTTGGCAACGACAACTTGCGTCTATCTTAGTTCCCTTTGGAAACGGATGTGCGTCGTTCATTGTGTTGATAACGTCACCAGACAGATGCGCTATACCATCTGCCAGAATGATTTCAGTGTTGGAATCCCACCAGTGAGAGAACGCATTCTCCGAGATAAGCGCTAAGCAGATATTATCAAACGCAAACTCGTTATCAGACATTTTGGATACCCCAAACCACTTGGCGGATGGGGTCGTCAATTTTTGGCGTTCGCCCCACATTGCGTTTTCAGTAGCCCCTCAAAATATCCCGGCATTATAAATGGGCCTCAAAGTGCTATCATTGTTTGATGGTATCAGTTGTGCGAAGGTGGCATTGGAACGGGCTGGGTTTGCGATTGACTCCTATACGGCCTATGAGATTGATGAGAAGGCTATTGCGATTAGTAAGCGGAACCATCCAAGCATACAACACAAAGGCAGTGTGAAGGAGATGAAGGAAGCCATAGAGATTGACTTGCTAATCGGTGGAAGTCCTTGCCAAGATTTGTCTATCAACAAAGCAGACCGCAAGGGATTGTCGGGCGAACGCTCTGGACTCTTCTGGGAGTATGCTCGTATCAAAGAACTCTGCCAACCCAAATGGTTTCTACTGGAGAACGTTGCCTCTATGTCGCAAGAATCCAAAGACATCATTAGCAAAGCACTCGGCGTGGAACCCATAATGTTTAATGCGTCACTCGTATCCGCTCAACGTCGTAAGCGTTACTTCTGGACGAACATCCCATTCACTTTGCCAGAGGACAAGAAGGTCCTTGTGAAGGATATTCTTGAACCCGTTGTGGATTCCAAGTACTCGGTGAAGCAGACCTTCACGGCGAACAAGGATGCGAAAGCGAGTCTCATCGGATACATTGGAGCAAAGCCAAAGGGCTCTTCCGTCTCACAAGGGTTTAGAGTCTATAGCATTGATGGCAAGTCGTCGTCACTCAGTGCGAACGGCGGTGGCATTGGAGCAAAGACGGGTCTCTATAAGACGGCATCCACCGTACGACGACTGACTCCCGTAGAATGCGAACGCCTCCAAGGATTGCCCGATGGATATACGGCTGGTGTCAGTGATACGAACCGCTACAAGTGTTGTGGCAATGCCTTCAATGTGGATGTGGTCTGTCATATTGTAAAAGGGGTGGTGGAGGCAGTGGAAGCAAAAACCTAAACTTCCCCTATATCCCCTCCTCTATGGACTATTTGTCTTTTTTGCTTCCACTGCTTCCACTCTCTCAAATCTCATAGGACACAATGTTGGAGTCTTCCGATAGCCTCTGCTTCAATGTGGAATGTTTCTCTCTCTGCGTCCTATCAGATTTTAATTTCTCTTTCAGTATTAGAAATGAACGTTATGGATGTCTGTGGCAACCTTATCTTTGTCCCGACAATCACCACTCTCTATCCGCCCACCCGTAGCACCTCCGAGTTGCCGTGGTCTGCTTACATCTCCGGTGGCAATGTCTCTACCATAATACCGCAATGGCAAGTGAGTTCGGACTATACGCATCCTTCTTCCAGTCGCCCGGTATTTTGGTCGCCCTCGCAAGATACGATTTCCGGGACTTCTCTGCCGTTGGTGAATGGGATAATGAGTATAGAACAAAATCGCCAAGCCCTACCGCTCCGAACCGAATAATCTTTCCTTCTACATTAGGAATCTGTAGTTTATGTTTCTCGTCATCCGAGAACCCTAAATGCTTCCACGCCAATCCGTGCGCCTTTGCCTTCTGCCTTGCGGAATCCAAATACGCCTCTTGGCTTATGCCGAACTTTGCTAATTGCTTAGCAAACTTGGGCGATGCCCCCTTTGACAACTTTAGTGACTTCCTACCTCCCCGGCCTTCAATAGCAACACTGGCAACCGCTCCGGCATCCGTGGCAAACTGAGCCACCTTCTTGAGATAGGACGGCAACTGCGTCGCCACCTCTACCATATTCTGCTTGATAAACTTTATCGCATCATTCGTCGCCAATCCACTTGAGATTAGGAGGGCCAGTATGAAGTCTTGGCAGTTGTTGGTGAATGCGCTATAGGTGAAGAAGTCGCCTTTCATACTCCTTTGTGCCTTTGCCAACATAGCGTTGAGTGTCTGACCGCCATTATAGGGCACCTCCATTATCTGCGTGTCCTTCACAAACGGCTTTGCCTTTGCGAGGTCTATCGTAGCATTCTTCTCAATCACATACCGAGACTCCAGCGCAGTCGTATTACTTGCGTCCAGTACAAACTCCAATCCCAAATGGAACACCTTATCGTAGCCGTACTTCTGCCGGAGTTGATTCCACTTGCCGAGACTGACGAGATTGATGACGGTGTTGTAGATGCTTTGGACGGGGTCACGGCGGATATACATCTTTATGATTGGCCGGTTGCCTATCTCGGCTAAGAGGCGACGTGTGGAGGGCGGGTAATCCTTGCGGATGCCCGTACTGACAACATCCTTAATGCGACTGACTCCCGTCTTGATAATGTCCCAAATCCCACCGCCAAACATTGCGTCGTAGTCGTCGGGCGTGAATCGGCCTTTGCCCCTCCTCGCTCCAGTAGGCCCGAACGCCGAGATTTTTTCTGCGTCTTCTTTCAACTCCTTCGTTGCGGCTGTTTTTCCGGATAAGGGTGCTACGGGTAGCGCCGTTTCCAGTCGTGACCCCATTTCTTGTGTGGGCTTACCGAATGTCTCGTCACGTATCTTGTAAGCACTGGGGATGACCGGTTCATACGCCATTCTTACCCCCTCATTCTCCGCAGTGATTGCTTGTTTCCTCTGGAATTTCACAATATCGGCTTTCGCTTCCTCCTCGGTTGTATAAAGAGTCGTCGTCGTTGGTGTCATTACTTCTTTTACTTTAATGAACTTATTCCCCTTACTATCTGTCTCTTCCTCGTACTCAACAACGACCCACCCATCCTTGTGAGGGTGTCTCCGTGCCATAAAAAACGTCTTGAACCCACCACTCATCTTATTCTTCCGTAGGTCATTGTCGTGACTGGGGTTTCCATCTAAGAATGAATACACTCGTGCCATCGCCCAGTTCTCTTTACTCAACTTCTTTGACATTGGCGCATCCACATTCTTCACATACGAACCTTTGAGGCGCACCGATTGCGGGTTTGATTTATACGCACCAATCCCTCGGTCATAGACCTCTTGGAGTATCGGCAGTGGAACGGCAGAAATCTTAGACAACTCCTTCAATGAATAACCCTTATTCTTTAATGAGTGCTTCTTCAAGAAGTTGAGCCGGTGTGTGCTCCCTTTGCCCTTTAACTTACTGGTGAGTATATCCACTCCCGTATTCAGCAGATTGTCGCCAAAGGAACTATTGGGATTATAGAACTCACTATCCTTATTTGTCGCACCCGATAGATTCTTATATACGGAGCCAATAACGGAGCCCACACCGGGCGCAACAATCGGCAATATGTTATTGACCCCAAAATCCACAAACTTCGTAATGCCCTTTACGACGTTGCCAAAGAACTGGTCGGCTGGATGATATTTCGCCATCCATTTCGCTCGGGCTTCTTCGCAGTCGGCTTTTGTCATTGTTCGGTCTCTCTGGCTTTCATCGGTGAGTTGCTCTCCTTCTCGTGTGAAGGGGCATCGCACCGTAGCCGATGCTTCATCCTCGGCTTTGGCCTCTTCGGGATTATCCATTCGCCACTGCCAGTACTCTATTTTCTCCGGCAGTTGGTTCATATTCTGCGCTATTCGGACATTGTCTTGCTCTCTCTGCGCATCATTGTTGGTGCCGTGCGCCTTCAGATATTCGTCATAGGTTGTTGTGGGAATGAGTGGTGCGCCCCGTTGCTGATTGATTACGTTGCGCTTTGCGATGGCAGCCATACGCTTCGCAAACCGGACGGGTGTGTCGGGCTTCTGAGTAAAATCCGTGCGGGGAGCAACACGACGACCCACCATATTCATTATCTCGGGCCCAGCATATTCAAGAACTTCGGGCGATATAAGTCCCAATATACCTTCGGGCACCCCTTCCTTACGTAGGTCTTCTATGGACACCATCTGTTTTAGAGAACGAAATTAGTTTTGCGTCCTTTCTTTGGCTTACCGAGACCTTCCAACGGACGAACATCAAACCGACTATCACGTATGGGTGGCGTTTCCAGTGCGATGCGTCGGATGGGTTGTTTGCGTGGGCTACGTCGTGCCTTGCGTTGCTCACGGCCCTCTGGCAAATCCTCATCCGTGCGGGTGCTGGGCTGGGCGGGGTTGCGTAGCGCACTGGCGGGGACATCGTCTTCTTTACTATCGTCATCCTCCGTTTCCCTCTCACCAAAGAATGCCGTGCCACGGTGCGCCCATACTTGCCGTGGCTGAATGTCAAACCGAGCCTCTTGGCCGTAGGCTTGGACGGCGTTCCACGGCTGGGTCTCTTCGGTGAAACGCCCCGTAGCGCCAACATCCCTACGGAATCCAATCGGCTCCGCAACGGCGGGAATAAATGGCACACCTTCCTTGTCTGCTTCAATATACATTCCCTTTGTTCCTACACGGCGACTGCCCGGAGCATAGGACACCTTTTTGACAGACGTTAGTAGCGACGTAAATCCGAGGGACTTTACGAGATTCTTGGAGAGCGCCAAACGCTCTCTGGGCGAGAGCAATGACCGAGCATACATTGTCCTTGTGTAAGAATCCGCACGTTCCAGCAACTGCTTGATGCCATAGAAGAAAGATGTCTTGTCCTTCTTCATTCCTTGAATAGACTCCAAATACCCCTCGTTCAACTGCTCTTCATAACCGCCCAGTAGTTCATTTATAGAATCAAACCCCGCAATCATATCTTCCAGTTCCTCACGATTCGCCGTAGGAGCAATACGGAAGAGCAACTGGAGGAATCGGCTGACGCTTGTAACATCCAGCCGTTCCAACTGGCCCGTAGAGAGGACATCCATTATGGACTGGCGGAGCGTAGAAAACTCAATCATCGCCGTGGTTCCCGCAGTATCGGGAAGCCCTTGCGAAACTTCCATAGGGACGGCACTCGTCTGCGCCACCGTCATCATATCCATCTTTGCCTTCTCGGCTTCAATGGCGTTCAGTTGTGCGATGCGGTCAGTTAAACGATTGCGTCCAAACTGCTGACCTTCGGCCGTACGCAATACACCGCCCCGCAGACCCTCGGGTTCATCACGAGCCGAGTATAGGAAACCACCAAAACCGGCAGCGCCAAATGACGCATTCGCATATTTCCTCTGGCCCAATACGGCCTTTGGCATCTTCCAATATCCAGCGTGACTGACATTCGCCCGTATCTGCGCACGACGAGTATCCATAACACCATTCATCACTCGGCGATGTGCTTCTTCACGCTGGAGATTGTGCCATCTCGCTTGGAAATCATCACCCATAGGCACTACGGGTTCATAGGAGGGTGCTTGAGGCAAGTCGCTTCTCGGAAGACGGAATGACGCATAGACATTCTCAAACACTTCGGGGAATGTTAGTTGAACGGCAACTTGGTGTCCGGGTTTTCCACCCGTGGCTACTGCTGACATCTTATAGTAGGGGATGCGTTTTTAATTGTCTGAAAGAATCGGAGTGGAGGCAGTGGAAGCAAAAACCCAAACTATCCTATAGAATGGGGTTATGTTAGAAAGTTGTGTTTTTTGCTTCCACTGCTTCCACCGCTTAGCCCTTGTAGAGACCGTGTTCTTTGACATATTTGGATGCCTCAATCATCTTCATCCCTTTCTCTGCCATTACCTTCTTGACGACTTCCGCACGTTTGCGACGGCCATCACCCGCACCCACAATACGCTTGACCTTCTTTGCTCGGCCACCGTGCGTAATTGTTAGAGTGCCACCACCACACCCGTCATACTCGTCACCACCACCCGCTGCTTCAAACCCGGGGCCACTGAGTTCCGCCACTTCCATTCGGGGCGCACCGCCACTCCCTTCGCCTTCATAGCGACCCGTATCCATCCCCCCTACAAACCGCTTGAGGAATGAGCCACCGTGGAGCGAATGGAGGTGCTGAGCGAGATGTTTGCCTTGCGCTTCGGCTTCGTCGTCACTGCTACTGCTACGCTTACGCCCCTCTCCTTGCTTACGGCGTTTGGCTGCGGGGGCGTAATGGTTCGTACTCCCACATATTGGCATTGATGCGTCAAACATTTTGGGTGCGGGTGCGACGGGTGCGGGTGCGACGGGTGCCGGTGGTGCCGGTGCGGGTGCCGGTGCTCCAACGACCCTTCTGAATGCGGAAGGGCGTTTGGGGTCATCCATACCGCCCATCATTACAATCTTCTTGGCTCGGGACTTTCGGGGCTTACCCCCTCGGAACTGCGAAAGACCCATTATAGGGGTTGCGCTCCCGCCCATTCCCACTACTGGGTTGCGGATGGCATTAATAGGGTTGTATCGCTCCGACTGCTCGTCCAATGCCCGGCTCTGCGCCATCGCCAGTCTCTGCTCACGAATACTCATCTTATACTAATATAGCCGATAATTATTTGGGACAATATTATCTCAACCCAAAGAAATGGACAAGCGTGTGTATCGGCTATTATGTGGAGCCGGGCTGGAGGATATTGTCATACCCAAAGACGAGTTCGTCAAAGAACACCGGAGGCTCATTAAATTATTAGGAGAATCCGATGATGCTCGTATGCGTAAGGAAGCCAAATCCCAACAGAAAGAACTTGATATGAAGGGGGGCTCGTGGCAGTCGGGATTCATTGCCCGTATGATGGGCGAGAACCGCATCAAGAACAAAGGGACATACAAACCCGCCAACTCTCTTCCGGAGGGGAGCACAATGAAAGACCCCGTCCATTTCCAGTTTGCCAAGATGCCGTCGGCAAAACGGTCGCCCTTTATCAATAGACATTTTGGCTCCGAGAAGGCAAAGTTTGAGCGCAAACGGGAACTGAAGGAGCCACTTCCCGAAGAGCCGTTCAAAAAGAAGTTTGAGGTGAAGAAACCCGTTGGGAAGAGACCGCCCCGAGATTTGGATGCCAACCTACAGAAGAGATTTTTGGAGTCTCTCCAACTACAAAAGTTACGTGACACATTATTCCGAGCGCAAGGCCGTCCGGAGAGTGTCGGTAAGAAATTCACGGGAGTAAAGTTTGGTACTCGTGCGCTCATTATAGATGAGATTCTACGACTACGTGCCGAGCGTAAGAAACTGGAGTCGCTCTCTATGGCAGAGTTAAGTAAGTTGGCGGGGTCGGGAAGAATGGGTGGGGGTGAAGGGGAAGACAAGTCGGCGATGATTGACAAGATAATTCGTATGAGAGCACTGGCTGAAGAGGAGAGCACACCGAAGCCAACAATCAAAAAGCCCCGAGTTGTAAAGCCCAAAGAGCCCAAAGCACCCAAAGAGCCCAAAGCACCCAAAGAGCCCAAAGCACCCAAAGAGCCCAAAGTCAAAGCCGAATCGCCAAAAGTCAAAGCCGAAGAACCGGAACCGTTTGACATCCGCTTGATTAATGACGTCTTTTATGCCGTCAAAGACGGGGATGTCTATGAGTGGAATACTCTGTCGGAGAAACCCGGAGACCGTGTCGGTACTCTCAAACCCGATGGAAGCATTGATTTTGCCAATGATAAAACCCCCTACGAACTCGTAATGATAGATGGCGAGTTCTATGCCATCCGGAATGGTATTGGCTATGAATATGATGAGATAGAGGAGAAGGCTGGTAAGGAAGTCGGTTACTGGCCTACGGGAAAGTACGATGCCATCTTTGGTCCCGGTGGTTCTGAATCTCCATTGTTCCAGTACCGATGGAAGGACGACGGTGCCGTATGGCTTGACCCCAAGACGAAAACCCTCTACAAAAGACGGTATGTCAAACGTGCTTGGGGGGAGGAAGCGAGGACGAAGAGTCCGTGGGAGTGGGACAAACTGGGCGTCGTAGGCGAAGGGAAGTTAGCGTCCGTAAAGATGGCCGAGAAATTAGAGTGGAAGGTAGGCAGAGATAGGGAAAAAGAAAGAGAATACGCCGGTCGTCTTAAGGATAGTGACAAGGCACACGAGATACACAAGAGGTTGGAACGATTTGACAATGATTACGATGATTACTTGAGAAAATGATGCGTTAATTCCGCCGGTTTAAAAATCTCCGGCATTGGTAGAAACAAATGACTACCGAGTTTATGCTGAATCTCCTCCGGACGCTCACGACCGACAAGAAGGTCGCCGAATCCACTGCCAATGCCTACGTCAAGACCCTTCAGATTCTCAATGGGAAAGTGGGGTTTAAAAATCTCACCTTCCTCAAGAAGACCGAAGAGGTAATGAAGAAGATAGATGAGTATGCGGAAAGTACTCAGAAGGCCATCTTCGCTACGATAACATCCGTGCTCTCACTTTACAAAGACAAGCCAACCTATAAAAAAGTGTATGACTTTTATTACGGCAAGATGATGGAAAAAAGTAAGGAGGCACGGGAAGCCCCGACCAATGAGAAGAGCGAGAAGCAGAAGGACAACTGGATTTCGTGGGAGGATGTGGAGAAGCGCAAGACCGAGTTGAAGGCCGAAGTGGATGCCTTCGGTAAGACACTCACTCCGACGCAGTACGACACGCTACTCCGCTATGTTGTCCTATCGCTCTACACGGACATTCAGCCCCGACGCAATCAAGACTATCTGGATATGTTCGTGATTCGCAAGATGACTCGGGAGTCTCCGACGGACCGCAACTACTACGATTTGGCAACGCAGAAGTTCATCTTCAACAAGTACAAGACGGCAAAGTCCTATGGGGCGCAGATTGTAGAAGTGCCTACGGCGCTTCAAGAGGCACTCTCCATCTACATTCGCCATCATCCTCTGTGGGTGGCCTCTAAGAAGAAGTCGGTGGAGTTCAAGTTGCTGGTGGGTGCCGACGGCAAACCCCTCACGGCCGTCAATGCCATCACTCGCATCCTCAATCGCATCTTTGGCAAGAAGGTGGGCTCTTCAATGCTCCGCTCCATCTACCTCTCCGACAAGTACAAGGACACAAATCTTGAGATGAAGAAGGACGCAGAGGCAATGGGCCACTCAGTGGGAGAGCAACAGAACGTTTATGTGAAGACTGATTGATACAGCGATTGGAGCCTCGGAAAAAATTGACGCCCCAATCGGCCCGTAAGTGGGATGTGGGCGCAAACAAAAGACTTGATAAGACAAGTCAAACATTCCAAGCATCTTTCCTTTCCTTTCAAACGATATGTCCTTCTTTCCGAGTACCGATGTTCATAATCAGATGGTTCATACGCTCTCCACTACGGGTCAGTGGGAGGCTCTGCGGTTGTATCTGGCGAGTCGTGAGACGGGTCTCTCTGCCAGTGCGAGGCCCTACTATCCACCACCGCCCCCGCCACCGCCGGATGATTACTATCGTCCTCCTCGTGCCACCGGCATAGATTGGAAGAAGGTAGTGGCCTTTCCTTTCAAAGCCCCACACAAGAAGGCTCCTCATTCCAAGCACCCTATGCTCTTCAAAATGTATGTTATGGAGTTCAACAAACATCCCGAGCGATTCACATTGTCGTCGGAAGGGCATCATAGTTCCGACGGGCGTTATTACTTCAGTATTAAGTTCTTCAAGGAGGGCATTAAGGGGCAGAGGATGTACTCCAACTTTCATATCTTCGGGCGCACGGATGGCTACAAGTTTATGTGTGAGTCGGTGGATATCCTAATGGGCGATGAGAACTATGTGGATGCCGTCGTGTATTAAATCAAACAATCAAAATCAAAATCAAAAAATAGGGTACAACCCGCTTTTTTGATTCCGAGACTAATCGGGGGTTAGTCAAACGATAGCACTACGGGTTCTATGCGGATAGTGACGGGTATGACGGCTTTCTTCTTACGTCCCCGTTTCTTCGGTGCCGGTGGCGGTGTGGGTTGGCTCGGGGGTTGTTGCGGTGGCTCCATCTACCAGTTGCCGGAGAAAAGCCATTTGGGATGCGGACGCACCTCCCACCCGGAGACATTCTAAGAATGGCTTGAAGTGCGGAGTGGCCTCTATCATACTGGCAAGTGACAATTTATTCTTCTTCTCTTGCGCCTTCTCACGCCGGATACGACGCTTGTCCGCTTCCACTTCGGCATCCGCTACCCCCGCCCGTCGCTCCCGATTCACCCTCTGTCGCTCCAGTATGTCCTCACGATTCGCATAGTAGTATTCACGATACGCCGTCTTCTCGGCCTCTGTCATTGGCATTTTATCTACACTGGACTCCGGGAAGAATCGGAGCGTCAATTTTTGGCAGTTGGCTCAGCGGAGCACTTCGGGCACATATAGATATCTCGGCCGGCAATCTCTACAAACTTTAGTAGCGTCGTATTGTTGTCGCAGTTCCTACACAATCGGTACTCGTCGCACTTCTCGCACCGGACACAGATATCGCATTCACAAACATCACACTTCGGATGCGGTTTCAGTTCTACGGCACAACGTTGGCAGTTCATCCTACTTAGGGGTGTGGGTGTCCGGAGCGTCGTCAAATTTTGGCAGTTCTTTGACCGAGTGGAAGCAGTGGAAGCAAAAACACAACTTCCCCTTACCCCCTCCCCTTATGGACTTTTGTTGTTTTTTGCTTCCACTGCTTCCACTCCCCCCTAAAAATCTCAACACATACTAAATGGAGAAAGAGGCTCTTGCCTACCCTCTGGGTGATGATGATATACACGAAGTGCTACCGAATGTCAAGATAATGTCGTATCCATCACTTGCCGGGATGCGCAGTATAGACCAGTGTTTTGACAAGGAAGGGCGGTCCATCATCCTCTTCCCTAATATGTCTCCGACGATGGGACATTGGTGTTGTATGATAAAGCGTCCGGATAGCATAGAGTTCTTTGACCCGTATGGGGAAGCCCCGGAAGAGCAGAAGGGCGGAATGTCTGAAACCCGACTGGAAGAACTCAACATTGACCGACCGTATCTCACCCGCCTAATGCGTAACTCCGGACTCCCCATCTACTACAACAACCACCCATTTCAGAGCAGTCGGGGCAGTGTAGCAACGTGTGGGCGACACTGCGCTATGCGACTCTACTTCAAAGACTTATCGTTGGAAGAGTATGCGAACGTCATCAAGAAGAGCGGACTCACCCCCGACCAGTTTGTAGTCGGCGCAACCTATGACACCGTCCAAAAATAAATCTCTTGGACTAATATAGAAATGGCGTATCAGCGAAGGACAAATGTTGAATATGTCGGAGGCACCGTGGATTTGCCAGATTACATATACTACAACGCTGACATCATTAATGCGGGGTTCTCCGACACGGGACTCGCAGTGCCAGACCCGCAGATACGCTTCAACGAGACTCGTGACACTTCGCTAATCAAGGATGCGTCGCAGTACAACTTCTCCATCATCCGCTTCGGTATGAATGGTGCGAATCTTGACCTACCGCTCTTCATTCCGCAAGTCCAGTTAGACCCCTTTCCGTTCGTCGGAGATACCACGAACCTTACGACCTACGGTGTGGCACTTGCCTTCCAGCAGACATTTGCCACCAACTTGGGTAATAGAACGATTACACTTGCTCCTCCCGAGACATTCGTCATCTACGAGTCCGAGACAAAGAATGAGCGATTGGCCCCACTGCCCCGCAAACCCACAACGGCTGGAGGGCAAGACTTGAGTAGCCGTTATTACTGGGTCTATACCTATCAGCACTGGCTGGACTTGTGTAATACGGCGCTCTCTACGGCCTTCAACAGTGTATTCACGGCCTTTGGCGTTGCTTGGGCGGCACTCGGAGTAGCCACCCCGAATCCATACCCAACACTTGCGTCTTTTTCGGCGATTTGTAATCCCCCGACGATTGCCTATGACGAGAAGTCCTACCTTATGACTATCTACGGTGACACTCGTGGCTTTGGTGAGTACATCCCGGCAACGGGCAATGGTGCCTATGCCCCCGTCCCACCCGCACTGACCTCCCCCCAGTTCCGCCTCTTCTTCAACACGAATATGTTTGGCCTCTTCACCAACTACCTCAACACCTACTACAACACGCTTCTCCCGATTGATGGGTGGCAAGATGGTCTCACCTACCCCGTCCAGCCCGGCTATGTCAATGAAATCCAGTTCCCCAACAAGAACTACACCAATGTCTTGAATCACGAAACCGCTGCCGCCGATTACGTCCCGGCACCCGACAATGTCCGCTACTGGATTAACACGCAAGAGTACAAGTCCATTGACACCCTATGGTCTCCGATTAGTTCTATCGTCTTCACGAGCACCCTTCTTCCTATCAAGAGTGAAGCCACCGGTCAGCCCATCGTCTTTGGAGAGCAACTCGGCGACTCCAGCATTGGCAACTCCGCCCCGACCAGTCAGTCGGCCTTCCAGCCTATCATCACTGACCTCATCCTCCCGATGGACAATGGAGCGCACGACTACCGTTCCTTTGTGTATTACGCCCCGACGGCGCAGTACCGACTGACGGACTTTGCGCCGAGCAAACAAGAGATTCGTAACATTGACATTCAAGTGTATTGGAAGTACCGACTGACCGGCGAACTCTTCCCGATTAATATGTTTAATCTCTCTTCGGTGTCTATCAAGGCTCTATTCCGCAACAAGAACCTCTCCCCGAAGGCTTGATTTAATTAGTCCCTCAAAACATTTTCGGCCCACATACTATAAAAGGATGAGTGCCGACATTGAGAAACTCGCCGTCTTTGACGCTCGTATCGTCCAAGAGCGCCCCCGCTATGCCGTGGATAAGGGTGCTCTCTCGCTCACGAATGCTCCGTTCAACGCCATCGCAGCCTCCCCGTCCCAGCACACTTATAACATCTACGTGCCTTCCGAGAACGTCTTTGTTGATAGGAAACTCCAGTGGAGTTCTACGGTGTTTATGAGTTCCACGCTGACGCTATTGGCCGTCCCGGCACTCGGTGACTCGCTCGTTGTCCCCGGCCGTGACTTTGCGCTCTGCGCCCTCCCGCTCAACCAGTTGTGCTCCACCCTCTCTACGACCATCAACGACACCACATCGGTCATCAACACGCAAGACGTACTTCGTGAAGTGCTCCGCCTTGCCGACTACAAGAAGAATCGTCTCGTCCGCACGGCTCCCACGATGCTGGATAAGTACCAGTCGTACAACGATGCCTTCGCCACCGCCAACAACCCTCTTGGGGGTTACGATGCCTCCACGAGTCCCGAGCAGATTCAGAACGGAGCATTCCCTCAACTCCAATTCACGGACTCGGCGGGTGTGCCTCTCGGCAACTCCAGCCCGGCCTTTGCGGGTGCGCTGTATGACGCTGTAGATGGCATCCCTACGGCTTCGGCACTGTCGGTGGGTCTCTCGTACCCCATCTTCTTCCGTTGGCGCACCACGGAGCCCGTCTGCGTCTCGCCCTTCGTCTTTGCTGACACGCACGAGTGGGACACGGGCCTTTTTGGTATCAATAACATACAACTTATTATGAACCTTGTGCCTTCTCCGGCTCGTATCATCCGCCAGACGGCTCGGGCCGGGCGTGTGCTCTCGGCCATCGGCTACAATCAGTTGGTGTCGGGAGGCCAAGTCTTCCAGCAGTCGGTCGTCAATGTCCAGTTCCTCACGCCGTCGCTGGATGTGCCACTGCCCCCAAAGTCGGTCGTCCCGTATATGGAGTTCCCCCGTTACATTACGCAGTACCAGAACGGCTCTATCGCCCCCGGCGCAACGGGTGAAATCGTCTCGCAGACCATTACGCTCCCGTGTATCCCCGACCTACTCATCGTCTATGCCAAGCCATCCGCCTACACGGATACCGATGGTGATTGGTATTTTCCAATTGCTTCCGCACTGGACGGCACACGCAACCCTCTGCGCATTAACTTTGACAACTTCTCTGGTCTGCTCTCGTCGCACACCACTGAGATGCTCTACGATATGTCCGTCCATAACGGTCTGGAGATGGACTGGCCCACGTGGTCGGGTTCGGCACACTCGGCGGCCGGTACGTATGGTGCGGGTCCTTACCAGTCCCAGCAGGGCTCAGCCGTCAGCACGGTCGGCTCTATCCTCGTCCTCCGCCCCGGCATTGACATAACATTACAGTCGGGTCAAGCACCGTCACTCGTAGGAAACTTCACGCTCCAGTTCAATCTTGTCGTGAAGAATACGTCGCCTATCCCTCAAGTCCCTCAGTTGTACGTCATCACGGCCAACAGCGGTTTCTTTGAGTCCATTCGTGGCTCGTCCCGTATCATCAAGGGTGTGCTCTCGGAGCAGGACATTATCTCGGCTCCCGTTGCGCCCGAGATGACTCGTGAGTCGCTCGTCCGCTCGGTCGGTGCGGGTGGCTTCTCGTTCGCCAATCTCCTCTCCAAGGCCAAGGGCGCTCTGAGGGGCGCTGTTGGTGCCGTGGCACCGCATATGGGCTCCATTGCCAGTGCGGCGATGAAGGGTATGAAGGGTGGTGCGCCCAGCGGTGCCGGTGGCGCTCACGCCGGTGCGCATAGCGGTGGCAAGTCACTTTCCAGCCGGTTGATGTAATACAGCGACTGGCTCCGTGGGAAAAATTGAAGCCCCTTTCGCTCAAAGATTAGGATGTGGGCGCACGACGATACATACTTTCTTTCAAACTTTACTTACTTTCTTTCTTTCCAATGACTTCCATTGAAGCACTTACGAACAAACTCACGTACGCAAAGCGCCAAAAGGCATTTGCGTGGGCGAAATACTACGAGTCGGTCGGACACGGACTCACTGCGGCACACGCATCGCACTCGGCCTATGTGCGGGTCGCAGAGGAGCCGTCTATCCCGACACACATCAAGGCCGAGATGACCGAGATGGCTACGGCACTCCACAAGCAGTGGGAATGTCCTATCTGTAAGGATATGATTACTGCGGGAGAATTGGAGATTACCAACTGCGGACACTTCTATTGTAAGCCGTGCTTAGAGGGTCACAAGGCCTACCAGCACTCACAAGCCAAGCCCAAGTGGGAGTGTGCGGTCTGCCGTCGTAAGCACGGCTACGGTGCCGAGTAAATCAAACACTAAAAACAAAAGACAACACACAATCAAAAAATAGGGTACAACCCCACTTTTTGATTTGGTTTTTGGTTTCTATCTTTGAAGGTTTGATTTACTCGTCGTCGTGTATGGTGTATATGTAGTCTTCTTCATCATAGCGGTGCCAACGCTCTTCCAACTCGGCAAAGCCTTCGCTCCAGTCTATGGTGCCATACCACTCGGAATGACTATCCAGACGGTCATCGTGCTCTGTGCGGAGTGTTCGCCACCATATGGTTGAGGAGTATTCTTCGTCGTAATAGTCTATGTTGATGAAGCGGTCTTCTACACTGAGCACTCGTCTTATGTCGTCATTCTCCATAGTGAAGGAGTGTATGCTGAAGGTGTCTGTGATTTGTTGATTCGTCATATGGCCGCAGAAGTACTCCTTGAACTCGTTAAACGGTAGGCAGACACGGCTCACATATGCGTCAGTCATCTCTCTCTCGTTGCTTTGTGTAGTGCTCGTCTTATGGCTCTCCACACCACACCCATCACCCGGCCTCCACCCCCGTCAAGTTTTTTTTGGAGGGCTTTTGCTGTATAGGGGGTGTTATACAGCGTTTTGGGCTTCGGACAAAGTTGAAGCCCCAGACCGACGGGTGGGGTGGTCAGTGGGTGTAAGAAAGACTACATTCAAACAAAATGACTACTGAGACTGACCGTGCGACTATCAAAGCCATTCTACGAGACGCTGGGTTACGGCCCCTTGCTGGTTACGGCCCCGAACTGCCTCTTGACCCAGCGGTATTTGACGACCGCTACTGCCTCCATTACCGCAAGAGCAAAGAGGGAGGCCGTTTCTTTCTTAACTTATATGCGCCTCTGACTCCCGCACTACGCAACGCTCTTATGGACGCTCAACCGCCCCTTCAGACACCCGTCATCGTAAAGTGCGAGGACATTGTCGTGTTTATGGTTATGGTCTAAATCAAACAATCAAACCACCATTCAAAATCAAAAAATAGGGTACAACCCCACTTTTTGATTTGGTTTTTTTGGCCACCCCATCAAAAATCAATTTCAAAGTTCAAGTCTATTCACCCCCCGCACCACCCAGTGCCCGTTTGATTTCCGCCACCGCCCTACGCTTCGCCAGTGTCAGCCTTGCCTTCTCTTGTGCCTTAACTGCCTTCACCTTCATATTGATTCCGTTCTTCTCAGTACCGACACACGAATGATGTACTGCCTTACCAACGATACTATCAAGTGACACCGTACCCGTATCAAGGTCAAACGACCAGAGCGCAGACGACATACCTTCTTCCTTGGGCGGTGGTATCCCTCTGTGCTTTTCCACATATCCAAACTTGGTCTCCTCTGAAGCACCAATCTCTACAACACGATTTTCGCCGCCAGAGCGTAGAGGAAATATATTCATAACGTTCATTTTGTTTGAATGTAGTCTTTCTTACACCCACCGACCACCCTATCCCCCTTTGACCCCCGTCAAGTTTATCTCCCACCCAAATCGCTGTATAGCACCCCCCACCAAAAAATATTGCCCCCACCGCCCTCCTATACAGCGAATAGGCTCCAAAAAAACTTGACGGGGGTCAAAGGGGGGAGGAGTGGATGTGCGGGTGTAAGAAAGACTACATTCAAACAAAATGAGCGCCATCACAGAGGGGTACGGAACGCTACACAAAAACGGAGTGGGTGTTATAGCGAATGGTATATCAGACGGCGCAAAGATGGCCTTAGTGGAAGCCCATAGGAAGTTGGGAGCACCCACGAGCGATTGTGTAGAGGGTCTTGAACTGTGGTCTTGGGACTTAGATACGGGTGAGGTGGCACTTGACAATTACGTCGGTAAGTCAGTGAGGAAAGGTAAGATGGCGAATGACAAGAATGAGGTCGTTATGACAGTAAAGGCACTGGTTGCGCAAGAGAAGGCAAGGAAGACACTGGCGAAGCGTAGGTTGGCAAAGGGGGGAGCGGGGGGTGAATAGACTTGAACTTTGAAATTGATTTTTGATGGGGTGGCCTATACAGCGACTGGGGCTTCGGACAAAATTGAAGCCCCAATCGGGCGGAAGGTGGAAGGTGTGGGCGCATACTTTCTTTCCTTTCAAACGATACTTCTTTCTTTCTTTCTTTCTTTCTTTCTTACAATGACTTCCCTTTCTATAACTTCTGAGACTGATTCGGTTGAACGGCTGACCGCTATTATGAGGGGTAGTGAGCGCACAACGGCGAAGGTTGCGCCCGTTGGCATTATAGCAATGGCAAAAGCGGTGGGTGAGTGTGAGGTGAAGGGGGCGGGTTGTGGTATCTGGGCGTACAACCCAGAAGATGACGAAATGATTGAGGTATGTCAAACGGGCGCACGAAGAACTTGCTATGCGGCTTATCACTTTGTGATGAAGAACAAGTCAAAGGTAATAGCGAAGGCAGACTATGCCAGAGACAAGGCCCGAATGACTCTGGAGAAGCGTAGGTTGGCGAAGGGGGGTAAGTAGAGGGGGAGTGGAAGCAGTGGAAGCAAAAAACACAAAGTTCCTAGGAAGGGGGGGCTATAAGGGGGATTTGTGTTTTTTGCTTCCACTGCTTCCACTCGGTCTCGGAACGACAACCAAAAAGGGTTGCCCCACTTTGGATTGTTTGATTTTTTGGTTTCTATCTTTGAAGGTTTGATTTATTTACTTGCCGTAGGCCTTGGCGATACGTGCGGGGATGACACGTTTGAAGTTACACTCGTCGCAACACTTGTGGGTCTTGCCATCGGCGAGTGGGTCGGGGTTGTTGCCATACATACCCGCATCGCCACCGCAGAAGCAACACGTGTGGGTGACGGGGCCACTGGGCTTACGAGCCTCCGTATCACCCTCACTGCTATCGGTGCCGTCGCAGTCGCAGTCGCTATCACCGCAGTTGTCACACGCCTCGTCTTCATAGTCGTTGGTATTAGCGCACCACCACGTAGCGAAGTCAGTGGAGCCACCATACTTGGTTGTGTGCCAGTCTGTCTTGGGAACGGAGTTATAGCAACAACGCCAGTGGATGGTGCTCTTACCGTCTGCGTAGTCGCCGTACTTGTACTCAATGTCAATCAGTCGTTTGCCCTTGTCATTATAGGACAACTCTCCGAACTCAGCGTAGAAGTCCTTGACGAAGTAGCCACCGTAGAAGTGCTCTTGGAACTCATAGAAGGGAAGTGCGATGGAGTATGGCATATTGTTTGAAAGGAAAGAAGTCTCAAAGGAAAGGAAAGTTGCTTGGAGTGTGGATGCTTGTCTTATAGGCGCCCACACCTCCCACCTACTGGCCGATTGGGCCGTCAATTTTTTCCGAGGCCCCAGTCGCTGTATAGGGGGTGGGGGGGCAAAATTTTTTTGTGAGGGGGTCCTATACAGCGATTGGGGCTTCGGAAAAATTTGACGCCCCAATCGGCCAGTATGGGGGGTTAGGGGGGCACACGACAAGACTTATAAGACAAGTCAAACAACTACTTCAAACTTCAAGACATACGATGGCATTTGACGGCTACCATATTCCGACGACCGAAGAGTGCGACGCAATGGAGGGCTGGAGCACCGCCCAAAAATTGACGCTCCCTCTACCCCCCCGGTCAGTCCCAGTAAATATGTTGGCCCAATGCGTAAAGACCGACGAAATTAATCCCGACACCACCGATAGAATGATACCCGTTGCTGGATTAGAAGATGCCGTCCTATCTAATCCCGCCATTATCACCTACATCCCTATCGCTGAAGCAGAAGACTACTTCAAGGCGCACGAAGACACCTACGAGATTACGTGGGGCAAGAACGACGAGCAACACTGCCGTGCCTACATTGACATTGATGGCACGATGGAGGCCGATACTGACTCGGCTGACTTTGACGCAATGGACGAGGCTATCAAGTATGTGCTGACTGACGCAGACTTTGGTACGCCCTTCTCTTTAATGACGGCCAGTAAGTACAAGAATCGTGACTGGAAGACGAAGGTCATCAAGAACAAGTTGTCCTATCGTATGACATTCCCGCACAAGTGCGGGAGCAAAGAAGCCGTCAAGCGCTGGACGCAAGACATCATCGCACCGAAAATCCGAGAGGCTCTGAAGGACACCATCCCATTCTACATCAAGGGTGTGGATGTTATCCCGACGGACGCTACGGACTACTTGGACTATGACAACGGTGTCTATCGCACCCGTGGCAAGATGCGTGTTCTCTATGCGTCCAAGAAGGGTGAGAAGCGCAAGAATGTTCTACTGAAGGGCGACTTCATAGACACACTCATCAACTACATTCCGCCCGAGTGCGAAGTGTTGGCTCTGCCACCACCACCACCACCACCGACTCGTTTGACGAGCGCAGCGGAGATTATCAATCCGTTGGTGGTTACGAGTCCTACGGACGGCACCGCCGACGATATGATTCTCCGAGTCGTTGGTGCCATACCCACCCGAGTCAGTAATGGCTACAACGAGTGGCTCTCTGTCGGGATGGCGTGTTTCAATGAGAACATTCCGTTGGCGGTTTGGGATAACTGGTCTGCCTCCAGTCCCAAGTACCGCAAAGGCGACTGCGAACGCAAGTGGCGAACGTTCAAGAAGGGCAACATCACCCAAGCCTATCTCTGGTCTCTGCTGAAGCGAGAAGACCCGACGAGATTCAAGGAGTTGTTGGGAGACCGCAAGGACTTCCAGAAACTCGTGATGCTACCGTCGCACTATGGTGTGGCCGAGTACTTCTACAACAATCGCCCCAACGACTACCTCTACGATAGCGGAGCGGGGTGGTTTGGGGTGATGCCAACGAGCATCTGGGAGAATCCCAAGGGCAAATCGCCACCGCCGACCATCAAGAACAAAATCGTGCGGACGTTGAACGCCGAGCGTCTCCAGTTGGAGGGCACCATCCTCAAGAAGAAGATGGAGGCCACTGCCAAAGGCGACGATGCGACGGTGGAGCAGTTAGACACCATCACCAAGAAGTGTATTGACTTCAAGCAACAGATAGAGAACGACTACTTCCAGAAGGGAGTCATCAGTCAGTTGTCCTCATTCTATGCCGAGCAGACGCAACGGCTAATGATTGAGCGGTGCGTGAAGGATACGGACGGGGCGATTGCCTTGTTTGACACCAACCCCAACATCTTTGCCTTCACCGACTGCCTCTACGACTTCAAACTGGCCGACTATCGGCCGATTGACCCGACAGACTACATTACCATTACGGCGGGGTATGCCAAACCAGCCTACAATGCTGAGACGGTGGAGACGATTCTGACGACTCTCACTGGCATCTGGGAAGACCCCGCACCGAGGGACTATGTGCTGACGCTACTCGCCGGCAGTCTCAATGGCACTCGCTACGCCGAGTTCTTTGCGATTCTCACGGGGCGAGGTGGCAATGGCAAGGGTCTCCTCTGGGAGTTGGTCCAAGCGACCTTCAAAGGTTACTACTACCAACTACCCAAGCAGACACTGACAAAGAGCATTGACTCTGCGACGGCCGCCACGCCAGACATTGCTATGATGCGTGGGATGCGTATCGTTGGCACGTCAGAGCCAGAGGCCGAGGAGCGACTCCAAGAGGGTACCATCAAACTGCTGACGGGCGGTGACGTGCTGACGGCACGAATGCTCTACGGTCAGCCTACGTCATTCAAACCGCAGTGCGCTCTCTGGATTCAGTGTAACAACATCCCCGTCTTCAATGGCATCACCAAGGGTGGCGTACGACGCAACCGAGTCATACCCTTCCCGTTCAACTTTGTGGCCGACCCCAAACTCTCGTACGAGCGACCGGGCGACCCCAAAATCAAGAATGTTCTCTGCCACACCGACGAGTGGCGTGATGCGTTCTTCCACATCTTGATGCGGTACTATCCCAAAGCGATGGGTAAGGCGATTGACGACATCCCCACGCCACCGCTGGTACTCTCACGCACTGCCGAATACACTGAAGACAACAATCGTGTTGGTGTCTGGTGGCTGGAGCACTATGAGAGAGCCGAAGGCCAATGGGTCAGTAGCAAAGAAGCACTGGAGGCGTTCAAGGATGACACCAAGACTCGCTTGTGTGAGCGAGAGTTCAAGGCAGCACTGGCATTCAATGACATTGACGTTAGAAAGATAAGTAGAGATGGGCCTTGGGGGAAGAAAGGTAGGTCTGGTGTTGAGCACTGGAAACGAAAGGCAGAAGTAATGGAAACAATGGGGGGTGGAGAGTAAAGTGGAGGGAGTGGAAGCAGTGGAAGCAAAAAACAACAAAAGTCCATAAGGAGGGGGGGGTATGGGGTATTTGTGTTTTTTGCTTCCACTGCTTCCACTGGGGCAACCCTTTTTGGTTGTCATTCCGAGGAGGCGAATCCGCCCTATAAAAGTCTCCCACTCGGGGTTCGGAACGACCACTTCAAGCAGTCATTCCGAGGAGGCGAAACTGCCCTATAAAAGTCTCCGACGTAATTTCTCAGCCCACTAATATAGG